TAGCAATTATTTTAGGGCTACTTCGGTAGCCCTTTTTTTATGTATAATGGAAATATGAATAAAACAGTTAAATTCGTTTTCAATCAAACTGCCTACTATGGCAGCAAGAAATACCAATCTGGCGATGTTTTAGAAATCCCTGAAGCAGACGCACATGAATGGGAAAAGTTAAGTTTTGGCAACCTTTATAAACCCAAAGGCAGCAAAAAGAAAAAGGAGAAATAAATGAAAGTAGTAGCAACAAGAAAAGTATGTTATTCAGGCAAATGGTACAAAGCAGGTGAAGAGTTTGAATGTTCACACGATGATTATGTCGGCTTAAAAGCAGCAGGTGTCGAAGAATACAAAGATAAAGAAGTTAAAAAATCAGATAAAGCAGCAAAAGAATATAAAACAAGATAATGGCATTAGAAACAGCACAAGACTTGCTAAACTTCTTCGATACTGAAACGCATGGTAAATCTGCTTCGGTATCGATAGATGGCACAAGTTCAACCATCCAAGTCATACTCAATAATGAGTATTTCGCTATTGCTGGTGAATCGGTTGATGTCGATGGTACACAGCCAGTCGTTACTTGTCGTAGCTCCGATGTCACAGGCATTGATACCGATGACACCATAACGATAGATTCAGTGGCATACAACATAGTAAACATACAGCCAGATGGCACAGGAGTAACAGTATTAATTCTGCAAGACCAATGATTTTATACACTGAAGAACAGCTTGATAAAGCATGGCAATACGATTGCAAAGTTAGAAATTCTATTGGTGCTAATTGGATTCCAAGAGGAATGTACGAAAGATTATTTGTTTATTATTTAGAATCTCTAGCCAATGGGGATGAATTTATTAAACTAGACATACACATACCAACTGACTTACTTGATACGATTGGCACTGACATTATTATTGAAGAAGAGGAGCAGTTACATTGATAGATAAACTAATACAACCAATCAGCAAAATATTAGATAAATTTGTTGCTGATAAAGATTTAAAAGCAAAACTTAAGCATGAGCTTGATACAGAAATACACAAAGCAAACATGGCACAGATTGATGTCAATAAAGTTGAAGCAACCCATAAGTCACTATTTGTCGCTGGTTGGCGACCATTTGTGGGTTGGATTTGTGCTTGTGCTTTGGCATATCACTTCATTCTTCAACCGATCTTGGTATTTGCCATATCTGTTTATGGGATATCAGTTACACTTCCAGACTTCGATATGAATAGCTTAATGACTGTATTGTTAGGTATGTTGGGGCTTGGTGGTTTAAGAACATTTGAAAAAGTGCAAAAAGTCTCAAGAGAGAAGTAATGCCTAAAAAGTCTAAAGCACAGTTTACTACTTCACACCAATCTGCTTGTGGTGTAAATGGTAAAAAGACATCTCTAGGTAGAAGAAACTTTGGTTCATCTTCAATGAATAAGCACAAAAGAAGAAGTTATAAAAAATACAGAGGGCAAGGCAAATAAGCTACAATAAGATATGGCTCATTTAAGACAACAAATCAGAGAAAGAGTAGCAACAACTTTAACTGGTTTAACAACTACAGGTTCTAATGTATTTCAATCTAGGGTTTACCCTGTCGAGAATAATAAATTGCCCTGCTTGTTAATTTATACCAGAGATGAAACTTCAGCACCTCTGGCAATGAATCCACCAAGAAGTATAGAGAAGATATTATCTTTAGTTGTAGAAGCCTATGTCAAAGCTAATGCTAATTATGACGATACTATTGATACTATCTGTAAAGAAGTAGAAGAAGCATTATATTCCGATAGAACAATTAATAATTTGGCTCAAGATAGCTTTCTTGTTAATACAGAAATCAATTTCAATGGAGATGGCGATAATCCATTAGGAATTGTTGTAATGACTTTTGAAATCGCTTATTATCATACCGAAGGAAGTTTATAATTATGGCAACATTTAAAGGTTCAGATGGCATAGTAAAAGCAGGAGCTTCAGGCTCAGAAAATGCCATCGGTGAAATTAGAAGTTTCTCAGTCGAGCAAACAGCAGATACTATTGAAGATACATCAATGGGTGATTCTGCTAGAACTTACAAAGATAGTTTAACTTCATTTACAGCATCAGTTGATGCTTTATTTGATGATACCGATACAGCACAACAAGCTATGACTATTGGTAGTTCTCTATCTTTCCTATTCCAGCCAGAAGGCGACACAACTGGTGATTATCAATTATCAGGTTCAGGTATCATTACAGGGATATCTAGAAGTCAGTCTTACGATGGTTTAGTTGAAATAAGTTTCTCAGTACAAGGTACTGGTGCATTGACTATAGGGACAGCTTCTTAATAGATGAAAGCAATAGAGAGAGCTAAAGCTCATTTCGACAGTCTTGATATCAAGAAAATCAGTGTACCTGAATGGGGCGATGATGATGGTAATCCTTTAGAAATCTATACCAAGCCACTGACCCTACAAGAAACATCTAAGCTCTATCGCATGGCTAAAGAAGATGACATGGCTATGTTGGCTTATGTCTTAATCTACAAAGCCTTAGATGCCAATGGCGACAAGATATTCAACCTAGAAGATAAGAACACATTGCTTAACAAAGTAGATCGCAATGTACTTATCAGAGTATCCAATGAAATCATGGCTGAACAGCCAGAAGAAGTCGTAAAAAAAAATTAGAAGATAATCATCTTCTATTCAATCAATTCCAATTAGCTGAACTTTTGGGTAAAACCCTAGATGAGATTCAGCAAATGACAACAGAAGAATACCAATTATGGACAGCTTACTTTAAAATAAAACAAGAACGAACTAAGAATGGCTAATCAGAAGTACAAATTTGAACTAACTGCTATAGATAAAACTAAGGCAGTTTTCAATCGTGTTAAATCAGGATTAGGTAAAATAAAAAATACAGCAGCAGCAACAACTAAAATTCTTGGTGGTGCAACATTAGCTTTCGGTGCTGTTGCTACAGCAACTACACTAGCAGCCAAATCATCTTTCGATTATATAGATGCAATAGGTAAAGTATCTTTAAGAACAGGATTAGCTGTTCAAACAATACAAGCATTAGAACAAGCAGCGATAGAATCAGGTGCTAGTGTTGAGGAAACCAGAAAAGGCTTAGAAAAATTCGCTAGAAGTGTCGGTGATGCTTCGAGAGGTTTAAAAACACAAGCAGATATTTTTAGAGATTTAGGTGTTAATGTTCGTGACAATCAAGGCAATGTAAAAGACCTAGATACCATACTTAGAGAAACAGCAGAAGGTATATCACAATTAGGTTCTGAATCTGAAAAAGCAACTGCATTAGCTAATTTATTTGGTAGAGCAGGTATAAAATTATCAGAAGTTTTTAGAGGTGGTGCTGAAGGCATAGATGAATTTGTTGAAAAAGCACAAAAGTTGGGTATCACTTTAGACCAACAAGCAATAGAAAATGTACAAGCCTTCAATGATTCTTTTTCAATATTATCAGCACAAGTCAGAACCATGAAAGATAAAGTGTTTGCTGAATTTACACCAGTATTAAATGAAGTTGTAGTTTCATTTTCTAATATGATGACTGCAACAGACGATGCAGAAAGTGGTGTTGATATATTGGCACAGAGAATATCAAAAGATTTGCTTAATGCTTTTGCAGATTTTGTTGAGGGTATAGGGCACATTGAAAATGCTCTTTCTGGTGCTAAAAATTTCTTCGATTTTCTTTATACAGCACCTTTAATTTTTGGTACATCTGCTGAAGCATTGCTCAATGGTATCAATGCTATCAAAGAAAGTTTTTCTGGCTTAGGAGAGGATACAAAGCAGACAACATCTTTCTTCACTAATTTAGCTAAAAAGATTAGAGAAACATCAGATTTATTGGGCAAAGATATAGTTGCATCTACCACTTTAACAGGTGGTGCTATGAAAAGCATAAGTGAGGGAGCAGATGATGCTGGTGATGGTTTTAAAACACTTACAGACCAATTATCGCCATTAGCTAAATTGAAAGCTGAATTTGAAAGTGAAGCATTTGAT